GAGGATGGTATAGGTGGAGGGTGTAAGGATATTCTTAAATGCTCTGGGTTCGTTAACAATAGTCGCGCTTTGAATAATGAGAACTTCATAAACCTTAAGAGCCAATGCTATTACAAACTTGCTGAATATATAAATTCTAATAGGATATCTTGGCTGGACATTACAATTCAAGATAAGGAAATGCTAATTCAAGAACTTGAACAAGTAAAACAAAAGGATGTTGACAAAGACGGAAGAAAGGCAGTAGTACCAAAAGAAAGGATAAAAGAATTTATAGGAAGATCACCAGATATGTCGGATGCCATGATGCTAAGAATGTTCTATGAACTAAAGCCTCCAACTACAATAAAAACTAAAAAATACTAATACGATGTTTTTAATAAAAAAATACTATATTTGCTTGTCTGTTATGTTTTTTGTAAAATTTGTGCTTATTAAGGAAGCCTCCGATACTATCGGGGGCTTTTTTTATTTATACTAATTCTATACATTTGTTTTATGGTAAAATTTAATGTCAAATCTACTTTAGGGCTGTATCAAGTAAATGTGCCAGAAGAATGGAAGGAAGTTACTTTCAAGAAGTATGTTGAATTAATTAACTACGATGATGGAAGTTTCAAAAGAAGAATAGCTATAATGCTGGGCTTACCATACGATGAAGTTGATTTTATCTCAGCAGAGAACATGCTACAAATATACCCTACTATATCATTTGTCTTTTCACCAGATGAATTGTTAAAGTACAACAACGTATCTGATGAATACAAAGATTATTATATCGGGCATCAAAGCTGGGCTAAATTAGAAGAAGCTAAGAAAGCTATCGCTATGCTTGATGGTAAAGATTCAATAAATGCTGCCAGTTCAATAGTGAAAACATATACTGGAATTGAAATAGATGATAAACCAGTTACAGAAGTGATAGGACTTGCTAATTTTTTTTTGAGCAATTATCTAAGTTTTATGAACGTTTCGCTAAATTAGGCGAAGGAAATAAAATAACAGAGGAAGAAGAAGAAGCTGGAATTGAAGTTTTTGAAAAGTACGGGTTCTTTAAGACATTGAATACACTAGCTAATGGTGATGTAACTAAGTATGAATCGATACTTGATACACCAGCAGAAACTATATTTTTTACATTGTTATTTGAAAAGGATAAGGCAGAGTTTGAAAAGAAACTAACAGAAATAAGGCAAAGGAATTATGAGTTATCAAGAAATCGTTGATTTGATAAGGAATGTAGCGATTATCGTTAATCCTACTGGGCATTTTATGCATGGTCGTAGAACCGATGGAAGCCTAGATTATAATGAGGCATTCCCACAAATACACCTAATGCCAGTTCGAACAACTTGGGATATTCAAAATGATAATCAAACAAATGACTTGGTAATTTTATTCTGGGACCAAGATAGACCAGAAACAAGCAACTTAGAGAGAGAAGCTATTATTGCCGCTATGGATGCGCTTAGTGATGCGTTCATTTTTGAACTATACGAAAATAACCCAGTCAGCATATCAAATGTTTCTAAGACGCCAGAGTATAGGCAATTAGCTGGAACAGCTAGTGGGTATGGTCTTTCATTCACAATAATTTCAAAAACAATATGCCCTCCTACAATTCAAACAGAAAGTGGGCCTCCTTTGTTAGATGAATTAGGAAACCCTATTAATCCGTAAATAAAAACTTATGCCAAGAATAACACAATTACCACCAATCAAAGTTCCAGATATATCCGATGATGATTTACTAGCAATAGTAGACCTTGCCGCAAACCAGACTGATAATATCAGCCTATTAGCATTAAAAACATATATATTGAACTCTGTCAGTAGTGAGATACCAGTATCACAGACAATTTATGTTGATCCTTTGTATGGGGATGACGGAACTGGGCTACGTGAAAGGTTGGACTTGCCTTTTCAAAGTATATCCTCTGCTCTATCAGCTTCTTTAGCTGGTGATACAATAGTTCTAAGACCTGGAGATCATTACGTTTATGCTAACGTAGTTAAAGATGGGGTTTCAATTTATGGAGAGGAAGGTTCAAATGTTTATTCCTTTACAAATTTGATAAACGCTTCTCCATTTGAAGGTGGAACAGCATTGACTGGAAACTGGTACTGGCTTGGATATTCAAAGGTTGTTTATTGTTCTGGACCAATTATAAACATAAAAAACAATCCAACTGCTATTTTGAATTTAGAATTCGATATTCTAAATGGAAATAATCTAAGCAACAGCATACTACCACAAGATGGACTAATTAATTTGAGAGTTAGATACGATTATATATCACTTGGTAGGAATTTCTCATGTAGGCTAAGTGGAAATATCAATGCTGTAATAGGTGGATTATGTAGGTGTACATACAACAACCCTTCCAATGGTATATTTTGGATAAGTGGAACAAGTTGGACAGGAAAGGCAAACATAAAAGCAAAGTCTTTTGATATTCCTAATAATGCAGTTGGTGGAAATCACGCGCACTTTTATTATGACAATATGATAGGAGGTGAAGTGAATATTGAACTTGATGAACTTATTGACACAAGCAATGTTACACAAGCTGCAATCATTGTGAGTAATGCTTTCACAAATACTGCTGGAATTGTTAATATAAAGATCAAGAAAGCAATCATGAGTAGACCATTGTTCAGTATAAATAATGCGATTTCTAATGTAGTTTTGGAAATTGGAAATTCTAATTCTGGGGCAAATAACTTTAGCAATGGAAGTTTATTAATTAGAAATTCACTTGTCAAAAATATATTAGGTAAAGTAATAGGTGTGAGCGGTGGCACTTTGTCTTTAATGGGTTCAACACTAGTGAGTGATGGAGTGAACCCGACAATATCAAATACGGGTGGAACCATTCTTTCACAAGGAAGCAAGGGAAATGTAGCACCTTCAAACCCAGTAGTAGGAAACTTTTATATTAACCCTTTATATACTAATTAACATGATACATATTGAAGGAATAGGTAATAAGAAAATAACAATGGAAGATCAAGAAGGAAAGAATATTGAACTTCCATTTGTAAGAGCCACAATATCAAAGAGGGTAACAATAGATAATTCAATTGAATGTTATCTAGTTTGTAACGATGGAAAAAAGCCAATAGAAACTAATCTTAGCTTGAATTCATTTGTTGCATCAGAAATAGAAGAAATTCCATTTGATGATTTAGATTCGCAACTAGATGATAGAATGGCTCAATACATTACAGAACAAGGATATTCAGTAAACCAGCTATAATGCCACTAAGTATATTTGAGAAAGAAGTATTGAAAGAATTCGCTGCTAATTATATTAAGCAGTTCCAATATGCTATTGAAAATAAAAAGGTAAAAAGGTATACAAAGACAAAAAAGAATTTTTCTGCAGTTGTAAATTCAACTGGTAGTCTTGCTAATAGTGGTGAAGAAGTTCTAGGACCTAATGGAATAGAAGTTTTAGTAAATGATTATATCTATTGGTTGATATATGGTCGTGAGCCCCAGAGTTCTGCATCTTCAACTCCACCAACTACAGAAATTGGTAAGTGGATGTCACAGAAAGGGGTATCAGACCTTAGTGTATACCAAGTTGCAGCCGCTATCAACAAGAATGGTAGTAGTATTTGGCAATTTTACAAAGGGCAACCTAGTAATTTGTTGGAAGATATTAATTTAGATAAACTTCTAGCCGATATGCAATCAAAACTTGGCGATAGATGGGCTGAAAGTATTACAACAAGCATACTTAAGGAATTTGATAATATTGAATCTTTGAATTTTGAAATATGAACATACTTACACCTATTGATCAAGAGTGGTATTCAGCTCACGTTAAAATTCTTTTCGGAGTTGATAGCCCTTTTTATACACAAGGCTACCAAACGGCAACCGATGATGGTAATGGAAAGACAATTTTCAGATTATCTGGTCTAGTTCCATATCCATATTATGAACAATCTTACCAATTCTGGGTGCCAGATGGTCCTTACGCTGGTTTTCACTCTGTTATAAGCTATGATTCAATAAACTTTGACATATACACAGATACAGATTTCATCGGACCAGACCCGACACTACCACAATTAGTAAGGACTTTCTACCAAGTAGTTCCTTTTGCTTATCGTGTTTACTATGGTTACCCAACGCAAACAAATTTTGTAGACTTGGTAGTTTACCATAAGATGGATGCTACCGCTTACTTGGATATATCTTCAGTTCTTAAGAATACTTTTGTAATTCAACCGCCAGTGCCAGGATTCGATGATTCCATGTACACTTATTTTAGAATTGATATAATCGCGATAGATGCTTTCGCTGATTTCTTAGCATTATATTCTTTGCCAATTACCTTATTTACTGGTTGGAATTATCTAAGCCAGATATACTATGCTATCAATGGGGCAAGTCCTCATGCAAGGTTACAATCAAGAATAGCAAATAATGAATTCATTTGCCAAGTTGAACCAATATACGGTGGTGCTTGTTGTAATGTTCTGACGAAAGTAATAACAGATCGAGCATACAATTATATAGTTTGCCCAGAAGGTGAGCAAGGAATTGGAGTAATGATAATTGAAGAAAATTTAATAGTCGGATAGTATGGCAGCTTTTACAATTAATCAATACCAGTATAGAAATTTTACTTACTTAGATTCTACTCTAGGTTTGTATATGGTAAATGAACCAGATAATATTGGTTTCACATATAATGGAGTTGACTATACTTTGGAAGTTGATGTTGTTCCAGTAGCTGGGGTTTATGTATTCACTATAAATAATTCCTTAAATGTATTCCACGACACGATTACACTCACTGTAACTGCTGTTGCGCCTAGTGTTACCCATACACTTTGTTTAACAGATACACTGCCGTTACAAGCGGTACCAGTAGGTTATGTATTATCTGGTAACTATTACCCAGAATGGCTTACTTTAGCATTTGGATATTTCATATTTTCAGTCAATCAAGTTGGAACTTTCTATGTATTATTCGAAGATTCTGGCAATCCAAATAATGTTTACCTAGTTGAATTTGTTTTTGATACATGCTTAGATACTTATGATTTCTGTACTCCATGGGATATCAATGTTACTTGGCTGAATCCAATGGGTGGATGGTCAAGCTATTGTTTTCAAGGAAAGAAGACATATCAAGTTGGAATAGAGAATAAGCAAATTTATAAGAATACAAATAATATTCAGCGATACTCTAGTGTTACTGGGGTTTACGACAAGGTATTAGTATTGAGCGGTGAGATACCAATTAGTCACCTTAATTTTATCAAGAGTCTAAAGTTTTCAATACAAGCATTTGTTCTAGGTAATACATTCCTACCTATACTTATTGAAGAAAATGATTTCAACCTATATGAAGATGGTGACGGAGTAGCTAGGTATAATATTCAAGTGAAGTATTCAACAGAATTATTAGTACAAACTCAATGACAGAGATCGTAGTAAATGGTGAGGCATTAGACCTATTCACAAATGAGGAAATAGTAGTTTCATTTGAAGTGAATAATTTATTCAGCATTGAAAATAGGAATGGTTCATATTCCAACACTTTCAAGATACCAGCAACAAGTAGGAATAATCTTATACTAGAAATTAATAATAACATTCTAAGCACTTCTGATATTCCTTACGAAAATGTTCCAGTTGAAATTTACACAGATGGAATTCTTCAAGTGAAAGGGTATTTTAATTTAGTATCTGCAACTAAGTTTGAATATGAAATGCAAATATATGGTACAAATGCTAATCTGTTTGCTAATATCCAAGATAGAAGTTTACAATCATTGTTAGTTGGTTGTGAATATAGCCAATACTGGAACATATCAACTACAATATCTTCAAGGAGTAATGTCTGGACAGATGTTTACATATATCCAAATATTGATTATGGAGAATTGTTTTTTCTGGCTGGTAGTAATGTTGACTTCTCAAAATTATATCCAGCTATCTATGTAAAGTATTTATTCAAAAGGATATTTGATATTCTAGGTTTGATAATAGATAGCGAATGGTACGACAATGATCCATTACTTGAAAAGATGATTATTCCATGGAGTGCCTTATGGCAAAGGGATAAAAACTATTCATTAAGAAATAATTTTATTTATACTTTGGGCACCGATGTAAGCAACAACAATCCTGGCTTTGTACCTATAAACTTTCATACTAATACGAATCATATATTAGATACTCCATGCTTTAATTTTAGGCTAGGAGATACATTGAGCATACCAACTACCCCATTCTTCCTAAGTCCGACAAGGCAAATTGCATCTTCTTTCTGTACTCTAGATGGTGGCAAATTAACTATAGATTACAATATCACATACGAGACAGACACATTAGCACCACCAGCTGCGACAACTACTCAGATATTAGTAGATTATGTAGACAAGGATGGAAATACCCAGCTATTTAATATTATACCAGTAGTGTCAGGCATACAGCCACTTACAAATATAGTAGGTTCATTCACATTAGATATTGGTAGGGGTGCTGTTAGAATAAATTTACAACAATGTAAAATTTACGCTGGTAGTACATTAGAATTCAATATAGTACCTTCTGAAGAAGATAGCGGTGATTTAGAAATTAACTTTGCTTTCAACTTCATTACTCTTGGTGGTACACTACCAGATATTCAGTTGACTGATTTTCTACTAACACTATGTAATCAATTTGGACTAACATTCCAACAAGAACAGACAAGTAATGTAGTCAAGATATTCAAATATGAAAAACTTATTACCAATATACCAATAGCTAATGATTGGTCGGATAAGTTGGATATAGAACAAGTTCCAGTAATCAATTTCATATCTAAGGAATACTTTAGAAATAATTATTTTAGGTATGTAGGTGATGATCAAGACGAATATCTTATGAGGCTTGGAAACTATGGTGAAGGTAATATAGTTGTAAATTCAGCACCAACTGGAACTCAACAAGAATTATTTTTATCAGTATTCGCAGCAACAATAAGGCTTAATTCATACTCAGGCACAATACCTTTGGCATGGATACCTTGCTTTGATGGTCCAGTATTTACACAAGTTCAGCCAAGAATAGCATATATTGAGCAAGATACTTCGGCTTTACTTACAATTCAGCCAGGAGGTTTCTTCACCCCAGTACAACCGAATGTATACTTTGACGATTTGGTTTTTCAAAATTTATTGACCGAGAACTACCCGCAATTATCTTTGATTATAAATAAAGGCAAATCTATTACTTGTTTACTTCGCTTATCTAACATAGATATCAATAAACTAGATTTCAGTTTACCAATATGGATAGATTACTTTAATGCTTATTTTTATATAAATGAAATTCAGCAGTATAAGGTAACCAGCAAGGATAGTACTCAAGTAGTCTTAATCTTAATATCAAACTAATGGCAGCTATAAAAAAATCAGCGATCGTAGAAGTAACTCTGGACACTAGCCAGTATGAAAAGAATGCTGTAAAACTTAAAGGTCAGATTCAAGAAACTAAGTTTGAAGTTGAAGACTTGAATAAGAAACTAAAGAGTAAAGACTTAGGTGCAGCTGAAAGAGAAAAACTTAATAAGCAATTGGTACAACAAGAAACGAAACTTGCTGTTCTGAATGACCAATTCAACAAAAATAAAAAACTTGTAGAAAATCAAGCTAAAGCTAATGAACAACTAGAAGGTAGCTATGATAAATTGAGTTCCCAGTATTCGGCAAATAAATTAAAGTTGAATGCTCTATCAAAAGAACAAAGATTTGGAACAGAAGAAGGTAAAGCATTAGAGGCTCAGACACTAGCTATAAAGGAGAGGATGAACGAACTCCAAGAAGCTACTGGTAACTATACTGGTTCTGTTGGGGATTACGAGGGTGCTTTAAAAAAGGTCCTCACCCCATTATTAGCACAAAAGGAGGCACTTCAAAAAAATCAAGTTGAATTAATACAACAACAACAAGAACTACAAAAATCAAGAAAGGTAGTTGGTGGTTTTGGAACTGGAATAATCGATGCGGCACAAGGGTTAGATACTTTTGGTGATAGTGCTTCTGCAGTTGATCAACAGATAATATCGAATGCTCAAGCGTTACAAGAATTAGAAGAAGAAACAGAAAGGGTTGCTATTGGTTTCAAGTTTGCTTGGCAAGAGCAAAAGAAGATGACCGATGGTATGGAAGAAAACTCTGATGAGGCTAAAGAAAATACTAGGTCATTAGATTCATTGAATGATGAACTTAAAAAACTTAAAGAACAAGCTAAGACCTTAGACTTAAATTCAGAAGAATATAAAAAGACAAATGATGCTATAAGAGAAACACAATTTGAAATTGACAAGGCAATTGGTAAAGTTGACGAGTTTGGAAATAGAGAACCTAAGAACCCAGCCAAAGAAGCATTAGATGATACATTCGATAGTGCCAATGCAGTAACAGATTCATTGGATGTATTGAATCAGGTTACTGGAGAAAATGCAGCAATACAAATAGTTCAAGAAAAGGCATTAAGGGGTGTATCAATAGCGCAACAAGTAGCAAATATTGCAGCACAGAAAGGCGCAATTCTGTCAACACTCAATACGGTAAAGACAAAGGCAGCATCAATTCAGCAAGGTATCTATACTGCAGTAGTTGGAACTTCTACTGGTGCTTTAAAAGCATTTAGAATTGCATTAGCAACTACTGGTATTGGTGTATTTGTAATTGCCATTGGTATTCTTGTTGCATATTTAATAAAACAAAGGAACGCTCAGAAAGAATTAACAGAGGCGCAAAAAGCCTATAATGCTGCCATAAAAGAAGCTGCAATTCAAGAAGATATTCAGATAACTAAAGCTAATGCATTATTCACTGCTTTAAAAAATACTAACAAAGGTTCAAAAGAAAGGAAAGATTTAATTAATGAAATCAATAAAACTTATGGAACCACTCTTAAGAATTTAAGTGATGAAGAAGCGTTCTTAAAGGATGTCGCAGCGGCACAGGCAAGAGTTATAGAAGGTATCAAAGCAAAAATACAAGCAAAGCTACAAGAAGAAAAGCTAGAACAATTAATTAGAGATGAACAAGCATTGTCTGATGCCTACCAGATAGCTAGGAATAAACGTATAGATGCAGATGAGACATTAGCATTTGAAAGGAGGAAAAAAAATAATGATTTAGCTATAACGAATGCAAGAATATTACGTGACAACTTAATTATAGAACAAGACAAAGCCAGAAAAAATTATGAAGATAATACAAGGCAACAACAAATAATACTAGAACAATTCGCAGCATTTGCAATAAAAGAAGGTCAGGAAACAGATCAGGAAAGAGAAAATAGATTAAAAGAATTAAGGGATAAACAAAGGGATGCGGCGAATAAAGAAAAGGAAATTCTTCAACAATTATATGACTTTGAAAGAAAATTAAATAGGGAAAGTACTCAAGATAGAATTGAAAATATAAAAAGTCAACAAGAGCGTGAACAAGAAGCATTAAAAATATCTTATACACAGCTTGTTACTTCTTTACAACAAGAATTAGATGCTATCAAGACAAATACAAAATTAGAAAATAGTGAGAAGACCTATGCTCAACAAATCTTAGATGCTAGGATATTAGAACTTACTGAAAAGTTTGAGAAAGAAAAGAAACAGATTCAAGATAAGTACGAAGCTGAGGCTGATAAGAAACGAGAAGGTTTCAGGGCTAAGACTTTCGAAAGGAATATAATCGATATCAATAAAGAAGCTGAATTAAAAAGATTAGCTATTGAGCGTGAAATACTTGATGAGAATAAAAAAGCGAAGGCTTTAATACAACTTCAGATTGATACCCAACAGAAGATACTAGCACAATCAAAAGACTTATTCGACGTAGATGGTTTCATAGACCAGGAAGAACAAGATCAATTGGATGCTATCACCACAAAGATTATAGAACTCAATGACGAGTTAAATAAAGCTAAAAAGACTGCTCCAATTCTTGGAGATAAATTCATAGAAACATTTAATACGGTAGCCAATACAATTTCTGGAATCACCACTACATTTGCTGATTCTGTAAATTCTATATTCAATAATTCAAAAGATGCTATTGATAAGGTTCTTGGTGAAGAAAAGAAAGCTATTGAGAATTCAACTCTTACACAAAAACAAAAGCAAAAACAAATTGAAAAGCTAGAATTAGAGGCAGCTAAAAAGAAATATGAAATTGATGTAGAACAATTCAACTTCAATAAGGGGGTTCAGATTGTACAAGCAATTATATCAACTGCTTCTGCAGTAGTAGCACAATTTGCAAACCCAGTACCTTTTGCTGGTGCTATACTTGCTGGTATTGCAGCGGCTACTGGTGCCGCACAAATTGGTATTATCGCAGCCCAGCAACCTCCACCTCCACCATTTGATAAGGGTGGATATACTGGTAGTGGTGATCCACGTTCTGTAAGTATGGCACTTGGACCCAAAGATTACACTTACCACAAAGACGAATATGTAATTGACCATAAGACATTGAAGGTTCCTAGAATTGCCAATTTTGTATCAAATATTATAGAACCTACAAGGGTTGGTAGGCTTAGTAGTATGGGGCTCACTGGACTAGCCGATGGGGGCTTTACAACTAATGCTATCAGCCAGAGTGTTTCATCATCTTTAGCTAATGATAGGTTAGCAGCGAACATAGCTAATTCCATAGCCGATCTGCAGATTATAACAAAGGTGACAGATATTAATAGGGTGAATTCAAATTTAATCACGACAAGGAATCAAGCAACCTTGAGGTAAAATAATTGAACTTTAACAAAAAATAATTGGAATATAAATTTAATCAATATATTTGTAATATGAATAAGGCTACATTAAGAATAGAAGGTAATATAGGAACTCCTGATCCTAGAACTCTAGACTTAGGTTTGCAAGACAAATCTGTAAGTAGTGATATGGTCGCTGAATTCCTTGCTGCCAATGCAGATGCCGATGTTATTGAAGTAATAATTCGTTCAAATGGAGGATCTGTTTCACAAGGTTTCGATATCTACGATCAGTTAATTAACTCGGGTAAAAAAATAATCACAAAAGGTTATAAGGTAAATAGTATTGCTACGGTAATATTCATGGCTGGTTCAGAAAGGTATCTATCTAAGAATGCTGAATTTGTAATTCACAATCCATGGCTAGGTCCAGAACAATTAACTGGCATGAAATTAACTGCTGATGAACTTCAATCTGTTAGTAATGAAGTCCGTTCATCTGAGAACAAAATGTTCGATTTCTATTCTAATGGTCTAAAGCTAAAAGAGAATGAGAAGATTGAACTTAATGATCTAATGAAAAAAGATACAAATCTAGGTTCTGCAAAAGCTATTGAAATGGGTTTCGCAACTGGATATCTAGAAAGTCAAAAACAAATTAAAGCGGTATATACCGACCTAATATTAGCAAAATATAAATCTAACAATAACAAAGAAATGAATACTGAAGTAACGAACAAACTAAGCAAACTGGAATTACTAATGAATAAGGTAATTTCTTTATTCCCAACAAGAAACGTAGTTGGATTGATGGCAGTACTTGAAGATGGTACCAAAATTTATCACGATGGTGAACTTGCCCTACAACTTGCAGTATTTAGTGATGAAGAAATGACAATGCCAGTAGCAGATGGTGAGTATGTTTTTGATGATGGAACAAGAATTATCGTAACAGAAGGATTAGTTACAGACTTAATCATGCCAACCGCTTCTACAGACGAACCAGCAGACGAGGCTAAGAAACTTGAAGAAACTATTGCTGCAAATACTGAACTTACTGAAAAGAATGCATTATTGGAAGCTAAGATTGCTGAATTAACTGCTTCAACTGAAAGTGAAAAGACAGAATTACAAGCACAAGTTCTTGCTATCAAAACTGAGTTTGATTCAATGAAAGCATTGGTAATTGGAGATAGTGGAATAGTTGGTTCTTCTGGTGCAGAGCAAAAGTCTGACACTCCATGGTCAAAAAGAATTAAGCAAGATCAAGCTATAAAAGATTTGATAAATGGCAACTAAGAAATATTCCATTAAGGAAGGTGTAGATTTTAGACCTTATGGTCCAAACTCACTAATCACCAATGATCAATTAACTGATGAATTGGCAGATCATTTTATAAAAAAGAATCCGTCATTGCTTGGTTCTGTGATTTTGGAGAACAAAGTAAAGCTACCTAAAGCTAGTGCTAAACCTAAAAAGAAGTAAGACATGCAGCCTTGGAAAGAACGATTAAAATTGGATAGGGCAAGGGATTCTCAGGCAGCTGTTAGCTTTTCTGGACCTCCAAGTAATGGTTTGCCCCCAAATGTAAAAACTGCTGGAAAGGACTATCAGAAAGCTGCTATCGCTGCGGATAAAGCATGGTCAGATTATAAGAATTTAGAAGCTGAACTGAAAGTAATGTACCAAAATTCCAATGGATTACAAACCCCAGAAACTAAAGCTACTTCAAAGAAAGTTGCTGACGCATATAAAAATTGGGATAAAACTAACCAACTATCTAAGAAACTATATGCATCTGCACAAAAATTGCATGACGCATACGTAAAGAAACAAAAAGACTTAAAAAAACCATTCTATACCCTATGGGGTAATGGAGTAAGAAAACCAGAAAATAACTATGTTTAATCACAAAGAAAGATTAGAATTCGACAGAAAACGTGCTGCACAAGCCGCAGTAGTTAAATTCACACCAGCTGAATATACATCGAAAGCATTATGGTCAAAGCTAAGGGCTGGTACTGAATTTTGGTACACTTCAACCCAAGGAACAGATAAGGCATTGTTCAGAATAAAAACTATGTACGATATTGATCCAAGCAGACCTTACCAGCTATATAAATTGGTAAATGGAAAGTATCTGTATGCTGATAAAAATTCTATAAAGGTTTCTGACGCAGAACCAGTGCAACCTTCTATGATGATGGTGAACGAGAATCCAGATAGTAAATTACAGAAATCAGAAATGCAAAAGGACATTGATACAATTATAAAAAAGTTTGGACTTGATCCAGCTGCTATTGAACGTATAAGTCCTGGAAAGGTAAAACTTTATGTGACTGATAAGGCAGAATTCCTAGAACTTTATAAGTTTGTAAGTAAACTTGCCGCGAATGAATCCTATACAAGGTATTACGGGTCTCCTAGTCAAGGAGTTGACTGGAAGAAGATACAGCCTTTTGGATGGACTTACGGAATACTATAAAAAATGAAATGTTAAATTAAATAAAAAATAAAAAATGGCAATTAATTATTCACCAATAGAATTCGTAGGACCAGCGTTCCAAGAAATCTTTATGGAAGTATTATTTCAGAATGAAACTATTTCTGAAAACAAAGTAAGGTTGTTGACTGACATCAAAGCCGAAACAATTATTACCGAAATGGGAGTAGATGTAGATTTACAAGCCTATGTATGCGGAGTTCCAACTCCTTCTGGTGATATTACTATTAATGATGGAATTCTTCGCCCTTGTAAGTACATGTCTTACCAAGAGTGGTGCCCAGAAGATTTACGTTTTACACGTTTCTCTGCTGGTATGCGTTCTGGTGCATGGGAAAGTATCAACCAAGAATGGGTTCGTATCGTTATGGAAACATACGCTACAAAAATGAGTAGAAAAGCTGAAATGAATTTCTGGAATGGAATGACTACTGCTACTAAAGCTGCTGTTGCTGCTGCCCCACTTGGAGGTATGATTACTGCAGAAACTAAAGCGTATGCTCTTGCTGCGCCTTTAACTTTGTGTGATGGAATCCTTTCTTATCTTATTTACAATAATGGTGCTGGTGGAACTGCTTTCAATATCGCTGGAACAACTATCGATGCTACCAATATCTGGGACGAATATAAATTGGTTTATGCTGCAATCCCAACCGTATTGTTGAAAGGAAGCATGCTAGGTGAATTAAGAATTTATGCACCAGAAAGCCATATGCAGTTTATCAATATCTACAATACTGATCAAACTTTCAGAGATAAGTTTTCTGTAGACAATGCTGGTAACTATTATTTCTTAGGAGTGAAGATTACTTTTGTTCCATTGCCTGAGAACACAATGATTGCTGGTCGTATGTCAGACCTTATCTGGGGAACTGATGCAACTTCTGATTTTTCTTTTATTCAAATTGACAAAGTTGCAAACAATGCTGAAACTCGTTTCTTCAAGGGTGTTTTCACTCAAGGGGCTACCGTAGTTACTCAGACACAGAAAGTAGTTTACGTAGGGTAATTGTTAAATTAAAAAAATAAATAAATAAATGGCAACATGTTCATTTTTAACACTAGGGTTAGACCCTACGTGTGAAGCACTTAAGAAATTAGGTGGCTTAAATAAAAGAGTATACATCGGTCAGATATCTGACATTGATAGCGTTACTTTCGGAGTTGATGGAGAGATTACTGCTTTCACACTTGTATTAGGTGCTACTTTGAAGAAATTCATTGGAAAGAAAGAAAAGCATCAAGGAACCTACGAACTTACCGCTGGTGATACAATTAACTTGTTCAACCAAGCAGTAATTCTTGCACTTTACTTTGAGTTTGATGTAGAAAGAAAAGCTGTAAACGAACTAGTAAACGTAGAAGATATGTTTGTATTAGTTGAAACTAATGCTGGACACATTGAGGCTTACGGGCTTGCAAATTCTACTGCTTTAGGGTTTGATAATTTCGGTTTGAAAGCTACCGCTGGTACTGGTAATGGTACTGGTGTACTTATCAATGATGATACGGTTTATAGGGTTACCATGAGTGGTAATGTTCCTAACTTACCAATGCTTTACAAACCAGCCGATACGTTAGCAAATAATATCAGTGGGTTGGATGCTATTAGCATCTAGAACTAAAAATTAAAGGAATGGAGGCAAATTCAATCAATCTCGACTTGATACGTGAACTAACCTCCGTTCCTTTTAATAAAGTGAGGAATCGTATAGAATTACTCACCCAATTTGAAGCTATTTGGACAGATCAGAAACTTTGTAGGTCTTGTTGGACAGATAGGCATTACGCTTGGTATAAATTATCTAAATACATTATAGAACAAGATGCAAAATAGAAAATATTCAATGATACCAGGACAAAGAATTGTTTCTAGGCAGTTTGGGATTGTCACGAATGATAATTTGACAGATGAACTAGCAGAAAAGTTAATAGCTTCTGGTATTGGGGGTTGTATTACAAAAATCAATACGGAAGTAATTGATGAAAAAATAGATTACCCATTAGCTGATTCTTCAAAGGTTACTAAGAAGAAGAAAAAAACAAATAATACTACAGACAATGAGCCTGAGCAGTAAGATTCTCAAATTCATTTATGCTGCTATCCCCGAACATTCAATATCAAGACTAGATGGGGTTATTCAGTATGGTCGTGAAAATATACTACCCAATACCCTATTAAATGCAGTTTCTTCAAGTGGTACTGCCACTTCATGCGTTACAAAAATTAAGCAATTCGTAGAAGCAGATGGTTTCACAAATGAAGCTAGTGCTAATCTAAAGGTTAATCCAACACAAACTGCAGATTCATTACTAGCTGAAATGGCATATCAACTTGCTTTATTCAGTGGATTTGTATTGAATATCAAATATAGACTTGACGGAAAGGTTGGTGCAGTTTATCTTGTGCCTTTACAACAAGTTAGAAAGATGGATGATGGTTGCCTATGTTACAATGATACTTATGGAACTGATCATTTTAAAAAGAATTCTTCAATAGTTTATCCTTGCTATTCCTATATGAATGAAATCGATAGGGTAAAACAAATAGATGCTCAAATGAAAGAGCATGGAAAACAAATAGGTGAGATGCTTTACGTTTATGTGAAATCTCCTTATTCACAATATTATCCAGTTCCAGATTGGAGTAGTGCTTTGAATGATGTATTAAGTGATGGGGCATTGGCTAATTTAGAAAATAGGAATATCACTAGGGGTTTTCGTCCGAATGTAATCATTTCAACCGTAGGTGATATAGACAATAAGCAGAAAGACGATTTTGGTAAAACAGATTCAGACCATTTTGATGATAATTTGAAAGAATTTACTGGTGAAGATGCCAGCACCGTTCTTGTTCTTAATGCTTCAACAAGGGAACAACTACCAGAAATACTTGTTTACCCATTAGCAGAAATGCTAGATGCAGTTGATGGCGCAACTAATAGGGTTGCTCATAAAGTTGCAAGGAATTTTGGAGTTCCACCAGTTCTTATTGGATTAAAGACAGATGATGGTTTGGGTAATTCCCAAGCTATTCAAAACTCTATGAAGCTATTCAGTAGTGTAATTATACCATACCAGAACTTATGCACCAAGGCATTCGAAATGCTTTACAAAGATTTGAATTTAGATTGGACCATAGGTAGCTTGAATATATTTGGAGTTGATCCAGCGTTCTTCGATGTTCTAACAAATGAAGAAAAACGTGAATTAATTGGTTATAGTAATGAAGAACCAACAGAACCAACAGAACCAACAGAACCAGAAGAATAATGTTAATCGATAAACAAAATATAAAGGATATTACTCAATTCAGTTTGAATATTGAGGATAGAATGATTACTCCTAGCATTAATGATGCCCAGGAATATGATCTTCGCCCTTTGGTTGGTGATTTGATGTACTATGAAATTCTTAGTAAGTTCGACGGACAAATAATTACTATATGGGATGCATTGACAGCTTACAATATCAATGACTATGTTTTCTATGATAAGATTGTATACAAATCTTTAACTGCAAATGTAGGTTCTCAGCCAGATATAAACCCTACAGACTTTCAAGCGAACCAATTAGGAACATTCTATTATAATTTATTAATACCATTCCTTGTATTTCGCTGCTATGCTAGGTTTTTACTTTGGGTAGGTAGGAATGTCACCCAATACGGGCTAAGAGAAATGAATGAAGATACTAGCGTTCCAGTAAATGAACAAGGTCGTGCAGATTTGATTAAGGATATGAATAGTAAAGCGAATATCTGCAATTCTAGATTTAAGAATTATCTTTGTGATGTAAATTGGACCTTAGACACGATAGTTTATTCGGTAGATTGTACTGATTATGCTAATCCAAGAAAGAGTTATAATATTAGAGCAATAAGATAATGGCAGTATTCACAGATTTACAGATAAAGCAATGGTTTGAGACTGGTGATATACCAACTCAGCAGCAATTCTTTAATTTAATTGATAGTAAAGTTAATGTATTGGACTTGCCAGCATTATTAGGCTTGACAATTAATGTAACTCCTATCACTGGTGGAACTGACCAGAATATTGTATTTCAAAAGGCTGGAAAGGTTTCTCAAGATAATTCATTCAAGTATTACGATGCTACAAAAAGATTAGCCTTTGGCACTTTGGCTCCAATAGCCAGAGTTCACATGTATGCAGATACAAATTTAGATTCTACCCCGCTAGAGCAAGTATATGAAAGGCCTCTTGGTGTTTTCAATACTAATACAAACTGGCAAAGGCATTCAAGTTATACGAATGGTATAAGAGTAGGATTTTTTGGATTAGCACAACAAGCGGTAGGTCAAGGCACCAGATGGAGCTGGGCGAATACCAATAATACAGCTATTCCAGCAACAGAAGCAATGCGACTTTCACAAAGCAAACAGCTTTCAATTGGAAATCAGATTCTTGATGGTGCTGTTATTGATGTATTTTCAAAAGGTGCATTGTCAACAGACCTTGCAATTCGTGTCAGAAACAGCGCAAACACACAAGATGATTTTGTTGTGACTGGAACTGGTCAGACAAAAATTGGAAGCAATGGTGCTTTATTGTCACCTTCAGCACTTTGCCAGATGGATTCAACAACTCGTGGTGTTTTATTCCCAAGAATGACAACAGCACAAAGAAATGCAATTGCTGCACCAGCAATTGGTTTGTTTATTTTTAATACAACAACAAATGAATTGAACATGTGGAATGGTGCAGGTTGGAGAAGATATAATGACCTTCCTTAAAAATTAATAATTAAAAAATAAAATCATGGCTTTACAAATTTGTGCAACAGCTGAAAAGAAAATCATCATCAATGGAACAACAGTTGAAATTCCTTCTGTTTATAACAGACTTGAATTTGTTGCACGTGCTGATGGAAAGACAATGGAAGTTGCTGGAATCTTATTTCAAGATGAAGATTTCTATAATAGACAAGAACCAATAGCTTGTGATGTTGTGAATCAGCATCTGAATGTTACACTTGCTAAAGGTGAAATTCAAGATTTGAAGATGGCTGAAAAGTATGCTGCAAAAGCTTATGAAGAAGCTGGATATATTGTTAGTATAGTTGAATAAAAATCAAACAAAAATAAAAAAATGTTGAAGCTGAAAACACTTTTGATTTTCAAACTGAATGTCATTGCAATTGCATTGACCTATCTTTTTGCATTCTTGTCACCAATAAAATGGTTCATGATTGCTGTTGGATTTTTTGTTGTTGCAGACCTTGTGACTGGAATTCTTGCAGCAAAAAAATCTGGAAAAAAGATTGAAAGCAAAAAGATGTTCAGAACTATTCCAAAATACATTGCTTATTCAATTGCAATCATTGCAGCACATGCACTTGAATTGCTTTTCTTTCCAGACTTTCCAGCAACAAAGATGGTGTCTGGTTTGATTGCATTTATTGAAATCAAAAGTCTTGATGAAAACTTGGAAAAAATCACTGGTCATTCTTTGTTTGGTGCAATCATTGACAAGCTGAATCCAAAGAAAGACCAAGATGATGATGATGACAAATCTGAAACTGATGCTGAAAGAAAATAGAATCTGGTTCATTGCCTTTGGAATTCTATTAATTTACATTCTATATCTACAACAATGTAAAGGTGGAAAGGTTGAAAATACCAATACAATTCAAACCATATACAAGTTTGATACCATAGTCCGTGAATTCCCAGTGTATTACCCTACTGAAAGGTTCGTCGTATTACCATCTGACACAATCAAGATACCATATACAGATACCAATTACTGCAAAAAGATATCTAATGATTACCTAACGACAAGGTACTACGCAGATACGTTGCGTAATGATAGTGTAGACTTATATATTAAAAGTGAAGTCACCAATAACAGAATCCAACGTATGTATGGGGCTTATAAATTGAAGTTTCCTATCATCACTACGAATATAATTGAAGAAAATAGAATAAAGGTATTTCTTGGTGGCAATGTTGGAACTGATTTCAAGAACTTTTATACTGGACTATCAGTAACCGTACTTGATAAAAAGGAATTTGGATATCGTATGTCAGCTTCATTCAGCCCTACTGGTGGATTACCAAGATACGAACTTGGAGTTCTATTCAAATTAAGATTTCCACGTAAAAAGAAACTAATTAAACTACTATGAAAAAAGCAATTCTAAGATCAAACAAGCTAATTACTAGGAATTCTGGAAGTAAAGCATATCCATTGAATGAAGAAAATATGCCAAAGGGTGATGGGAGCCCTAAGTCATTAACTGATATTGTGAACTTTCTTGATGTTGAACATTCACAAAGGTACGTTCAGAAGTTCGTTGGTGGTAAGATGGTTGCTACTTACTGCAATATTTACGCTTTTGATTATTGTAATTTAGCTGGGGGATATCTTCCTCGGGTATGGTGGTACCCAAAAGCAGTTGCAGATTTGCAGAAAGGCTTGGACCTAGAGCCGAAGTACGCAGAAACGGTACAAGAATTAAATGCTAATTCATTATATGACTGGTTTGTAGAATTCGCTGATGATTTTGGGTGGAAAAAAGAAACTGATTTGCAGAAAGCACAAGGTTTGGCAAATATTGGACAGATAGTTATAATCGTGGCAAAGCAAAAGATAACTTCTAGGTCTGGTCATATTACGGCGATCGTTCCAGAAGTTCAAGAACATAAAAGTAAATTCGTTGGTTCTGTTTATCAACCTTTACAATCTCAGGCTGGTGCCTTGAATAAAAAATATTTGAACGATAATTGGTTTACCCATTCTAGGTATTATGGGTTCGGTATATGGTCTTTTCAAACGAAATAAGGCTGGTCTATTGGTTTGTTGGTTTGTTAGCTTATAAGGGCTAAAAAGGGGCTAAAAATAGCTTTTTTTGGCTGGTCACCCCCCTTTATTATGCGTTTTAAGTCCATTTTAAGCCATTTTTGGGCTAAAATAGGGCTATACACCTTTAAGGGGCTAATATCGGCTTACAAGGACTATAAACATGATTAAATAGGGTTCGCCTAATATAGCTATGGTAGGTCGGGCTGGGCAAAAAAATAGCCCTTCGGGGGAAGGGCTAATACTTAAATGATTTTTGGATTATAAGTTTCTTAATTTATCCAATGTTTCAAATGAACTTTCAGTATGTCGAATGATTTCTTGTTAGTGGCAAGGCTAAAAGACGCCTATCTCACGTTTGAAATTTGACAAACTACTTTGAGCATCACTCGCCATATCATTGATATAATCGTAATGATAATTTAAAATAGTTTCTAATTGAAAAATGCTATTTGCATCATCAATCAAATCTTTTCTACTCAATTCGCCACCGAAAATATCTCGGTAGTCTTTCATTTTTTGTTTTGCAATTTCTAATTCTTCTTTTGTCATTGTGTTTAAATTTTATAAGCCCAGCCACTAACAGCGTGTATAAAAAATGGCGGGTTTTCGGTTAATTTAAAGTTTTGTTTTTCTAATTAAGTTTTGTGCTTGCTGAAAGTTTTGGAGTTCTAATCCGCCACTTCTTATACACTCAAACGTTATTCTGTATCTGCTAAGTAGCTTAAATAGTCTGTTTTCCATTCCATGATTGCAGATTCAATATCAACATCTAAAGCCTGACTTCATTAACGCTAACTTTGGGTTGTTCTACTGACCTCGTTTTATAGTCATGGTAATAAAGGGCGTATGCCTTCATTAAAAGAAGTT